ACTGGTTGTGAGCGATAGAGTGCATTTCTTGAAAGCCTGCGCCGAACTGGCTGGAGAAGATGCAATATGTGTTACGGGTGAGGTTTCGCATGAGGATAGAGAAAAGTACATATCTGAAATCAGAAATGGAAAAAAGAAAATTCTATTTGGTACGCAAGCTATCTTCTCTGAAGGAATCTCAGTAAATAACTTAAGTTGTCTCATTCTTGGTACTCCTATCAATAATGAACCTCTCCTCACACAACTTATTGGACGCGTAATACGAAAAGAGGAGAACAAGAGAGATCCAGTGATCGTAGATATACATCTAAAAGGAAACACTGCAAGAAAGCAGGCTTCCAATCGCATGGGTCATTATATGAAACAGGGCTATGCAATTAAACAACTGTAAAAAAATAGTTCTTGACATTTGTGGTATTTTTTAGTATAATATATGTTCTTATTTGACTGGCCGAAAATCTACGACGCCTCCAAAGGTAATGTCGTTGAGATTGTACGAATTTTTAGGATGATTGTTGAAAAACAAATTCCTAAGAATAAGTACGATCCTATATTTAGATATTCGCAGAAAGACTTCTCAGGGATTAGCTTTATGCTACATCCAGACGTCCTCCTACACCATTCATTTAAGTATAAATACCGTGAAGTTGCACAGTATATAAGTTTGTGCGCTCTGCGTTCAGCAGCAGACTTTATCTCAACACAAGATCCGTCTCTTGAGATGGTTTTGATGCCAGGATTAAGTCCCGAAAAAGTAATAGAAAATAATAGGCTACTTGAGATAGACGAGGATAGAGTATATTTTCGCTACGAAGAAGTCAATCCAAAGGAGATACACTAATGGCTATTAAGTTTAACCAGCACAAAGGTGCTGCACAAAAATCAAACATCACTTCATTTCAGTACACGGATGGTGATAACAAGTTTCGTTTAGTAGGAGATATTCTTGCTAGATATGTGTACTGGATCAAAGGTGAGAACGATAAAAACATTCCTCTAGAGTGTTTGTCTTTTGACCGCAATAAGGAATCATTTAACAACCAAGAGCGAGACTGGGTTCGTGAATACTATCCTGACCTCAAGTGTGGCTGGAGCTATGCGACTCAATGTATTGATAATGGTCAAGTTAAAGTTGTAAACCTCAAGAAGAAGCTGTGGGAGCAGATTATTACTGCTGCAGAAGATTTGGGAGACCCAACAGATCCCGAAACGGGCTGGGATGTACAATTTAAGAGAGTAAAAACCGGTCCTCTGCCCTACAATGTAGAGTATCAATTACAAGCTCTTAAGTGCAAGCCTCGTGCTCTAGGCGAAGATGAGCTTGCTTTGATTGCCGATCTAAAATCTATGGATGAAGTTATGCCTCGTCCAACTCCTGATGCTCAGAAAGAGCTGTTAGATCGTGTCCGTGATAGTGCGGGCGACGAGGTTGATGAGACTATTGAAGATGAGTTTAAGATTGCATGAGTTATGATAAACACGGTAGGGGGGCAGTAGGAGCTCTTTTAGTACATGCTGACTTAATAAAAAAAGGTTATCAAGTTTTTACAGAAGATACTAGTCAAGGTCTTATAGACTTAGTGGCTGTACATTCTGAAACGGGAGAAACTAGATATTTTGATGTCAAGTGTTTAGCTAGAAGAGCTGATGGAACTCAAATACATAGAATACTAAGTCCGGGTCAAAAAAAGTTTGAGGCAGAAACGGGCTTAATAATAGAGCTAGTATATGCAGACCCTGAAAGTTATGTAATACAGTATCCTATCAGAAGAAAGATAGCCGCATGATTTTATTTACCGCTGATTGGCACATTAAACTAGGACAGAAAAATGTCCCAGTTGAGTGGGCAACCAAAAGATATAATGAATTTTTTAACCAAGTGCACCAGCAAGCAGAAAGCTGTGATATGCACATTATTGGAGGAGATTTATTTGATCGTATACCTACAATGGAGGAGCTTTCTCTATACTTTTCTTTTATAAGAAAGGTAAAAAAGCCAACCCTAGTATACGACGGTAACCATGAAGCAACTCGTAAAAATAGAACATTTTTTTCACAACTAAAACAAGCATCAAGAGATATCAACCCATTAGTAAATGTGGTTGATATTTCTTATGTTGATGAAGATTTAGGGTTTGGAGTACTGCCCTATGCTGACTTACACAGAAAAGATAGCATAGAGCATTTTGATACAAAGCAACCTCTATTTACTCATGTAAGAGGAGAAATTCCTCCCCATGTAAAACCAGAGGTAGACCTAGATCGTTTTGCTGATTTTCCTGTAGTGTTCGCAGGAGATTTACATGCACACAGTAATACACAAAGAAATATTGTATATCCAGGCAGCCCAATGACTACTTCTTTTCATAGACAAGAGGTTGAAACAGGGTACCTTCTTATCAATCCCAAAGATTGGTCGTGGGACTGGTGGCCCTTTACATTACCTCAATTGATTCGCAAGACTGTAAAAGATCCTGCGGATATGGTAGCAACAGCCTATCATCATACAATTTATGAAATAGAAGGCGATATACAGGAGCTAGCAGCAGTAGAAAATAGTGAGTTACTAGATAAAAAAGTTGTGAAACGAAACTCAGAGGCATCTTTAGTCATAGAAAAAGATATGACAATGGAAGATGAACTAGTGGAGTACCTAAGATACATCTTAGAGATACCAGATAATAAAGTAATGGATATTATAGGAACGTATAATGATTACGCTCAAAAAGCTCAAGTGGAGTAACTGTTTTAGTTATGGTCCGAATAATGAGTTACAGCTAGATGATAATACTGTTACTCAAATAATTGGTACAAATGGTATGGGTAAATCATCTATACCGTTAATTATTGAAGAGGCTTTATACAATAAAAACTCAAAAGGCATCAAAAAAGCGGATATACCAAACCGGTATATAAATGATGGATATGATATAGAGTTAGAGTTTGATAAGGCAGGAAAAAACTATCTAATCCGTATAAATCGAAAGAATAATATAAAAGTTGCTCTACTAGAAAACGGAGAAGATATATCAAGCCATACGGCTACAAACACTTACAAAAGTATACAAGAAATACTGGGAGTAGATTTTAAGACTTTCTCACAGCTTGTTTATCAAAATACAAATGCTAGTTTGCAGTTTCTCACCGCGACGGATACCAATAGAAAAAAGTTTCTAATTGATCTGTTAAGGTTGGAAGAATACGTTCAGCTATTTGAAGTATTTAAAGAAGCATCACGAGAGTCATCAAATAAGATGATCGAAGTATCCTCAGAAATTACAACTATTGAAAAATGGTTATCAAATAATAAACTTGAGGCTACCAATATACTACCACTATTAAATTTAGAAATTGATACGGAAGAAGATGAGAAGACATTCCGTTCTCTTTCAGTAGAACTTAAAAATATTTCCGAAAAAAATAAAAAAATTCTAAGAAATAATCAGTATAAAGAAATGCTGGGTGCGATAGATATCAATAAAATACAGTCCTCGTTAGAAACTCTTCCTGCTACACAGTCCTATGATAAGTATCAGAGTATTATAGGACAGATAGAGGGGGCAAAAAGAGCTTCTGAGAGAATGCTGCAAAAACTTGAACAACTAGAGGATAAATGTCCTACTTGTGAGCAAGATATAGATGCAGAATTTAAAGATCAGCTAATCAAAGCCGAGAAGAAAACTCTCGGCTTTTTAGCCTCCGAAAAAGAATCTAATGAAGATATTATACGGCAGATAAAAAGAAATAATGCTGCTAGAGCTAATTTATCTAATGCCCAGAAAGAGTGGGAAGATTTATTTAGAAGTATAGATAATACTCTACCCCCTACTATTCTTGATGCCGATGAGCTACAAGAAAAGTTAAATGAGGTTAGTTCAGAATTAAAGAAAGCAAAAGCAAAGTTAGCTGATATTGCTTCACAGAATGAGGATATCACAAGAAGAAATACTCGAATTGAAATAATTCAGGCTCAGACAGATGGCTTTATACAAAAACTATCTGCGGCACAAGAAGTATTGGATCAGCAAAAAGATCTAGACTCTAGCTTAGAGATTCTGAAGAAAGCTTTTAGCACAAACGGTTTGCTCGCTTACAAGATAGAAAATCTAGTAAAAGAGCTAGAAGAGTTAGCAAATAGCTATCTTGCAGAACTATCAGATGGTAGATTCACACTAGAATTTATTGTATCAAATGATAAGTTAAACGTGCAGATTACTGATAATGAGAATATTGTAGATATTCTAGCGCTTTCTTCTGGAGAGCTAGCAAGAGTAAACACTGCTACTTTGATAGCTATTCGTAAACTTATGAGTAGTATATCAAAGTCACGAATAAATATACTCTTCTTAGATGAAGTTATAAATGTTCTTGACGATAGTGGTAGAGAAAAGATGGTAGAAGTATTGCTACAAGAAGACTTAAACACTTATGTAGTATCACATGGCTGGACACACCCTTTATTAGAAAAGATAGAGGTTGTGAAAGAAGGAAATGTAAGTAAACTAGAATGGTAGATGAAAAATTACAACTAATTCTCTTCAATGAAGAGTCTCGACAAAGCAATCAAATAGAACTGATAGCAAGTGAGAACTTTGCAAGTGAAGCTGTAAGAGAGCTTTGTGGTAGTGTATTTACAAATAAATATGCAGAGGGCTATCCCGGTGCTCGTTACTATAATGGGTGTGACTACATGGATGCCATGGAGAGATACGCCCAAGAGTTAGTTCAAAAGCTATACGGATGCTCTTACTCCAATGTTCAGCCCCATAGCGGGGTCAATGCAAACACAGCAGTCTATCAGGCTTTTTTGAAGCCCGGAGCTAAAATTCTTGGAATGGATCTTGCAAGTGGAGGACATTTGAGCCATGGAGCAAAACCTACATTGAGTGGTAAAGTTTATAAATCATACTCCTATGGAGTGGATAAGTATGGCTATATAGACTATGCTCAAGTAGAGAAACTAGCTCTGGAGAATAATGTAGATATGATTGTGGCAGGAGCAAGCGCATATTCTCGGCACATAGATTGGGCAAAGTTTAAAGATATTGCAGCAATAGCAGATGCTTTTCTTTTATGCGATATGGCACATTATAGTGGTCTTATTGCAGCAAGGCGGTATCCTAGCCCTCTGCCATATGCAGATGTAGTTACAAGTACTACACATAAAACTTTGCGGGGACCAAGAGGTGGTATGATTCTCTGGAATAATCCAGATTATACAAAAAGAATTAACAGTGCTATTTTTCCTGGTACACAGGGCGGACCTTTGATGAATATGATTGCAGCAAAAGCGCAGTGCTTTGCTGAAGCCTCTGAGCTTGCTTTTGGACATTATATTGATGAAGTAATTGATAATGCTCGTACAATGGCAAAAGTCTTTATGAAATCAGGATACAATGTTATAACGAGAGGAACTGACAGTCATATGTTTTTGTTGGATTTGAGTGATAAAGAGATCAGTGGTAGAGAAGCCGCTGACCGACTAGAGGAAAATGGTATTACTGTAAATAAAAATGGAGTACCAAATGATCCGCGTAACTTTATAGAAACAAGCGGCATACGAATTGGTACTGCTGCAGAAACAACAAGGAATAGATCGAGTTATTGGTTTGAGAATTTAGCTGAGATAATGGTCGAGATACTGGAGAAGTAGTGGTAGATTCGAGAGCAAAAGGAGCTAGAGGCGAGTATCTTGTAAGAGATATGTTACGAGAGCACACTGGTCATCAATTTGAAAGAGTTCCTAGCTCTGGAGCACTTGAATATTTAAAAGGAGATTTGTATGTTCCTCATGCAAAAAATAAGTATTGCATTGAAGTAAAAAACTATGCAGAGTCTCCTTTATCGGATAAAATATTTACCGCCACTAAAACAAATAATCTAATACAGTGGTGGACTAAATTAATACGACAAGCAGAGGGAGGCAACCAGCTCCCTCTGTTATTTTTTAAATATAATCGCTCGCCTGTATTTATAGTTGCAGAGTATGAGCCAGAGTATACAGATTATATGTATATCTCTAGTTTAAATTGCTATGTATCTCTTGCAGAAGATTGGTTAACTATGGAAAAATTGGAATTTTTAGATGGCATTTAACTTTACAGATAAAATAGTTGATAGTGATATCAATTGTACGCTTATAGTAGATGCCTTAAATTTGGCATTTAGATGGAAGCATCAGGGCCGTTCAGACTTTCGGTATGAATACCAAAGAACTGTTCAATCTCTTGCAAAATCTTATGACTGTAAGAATGTAATAATTACAGCAGATTTAGGCTCTTCTAAGTATAGAAAAGACATAAATCCAGAGTATAAACAAAATCGAAAAGATAAGTTTGCTGACCAAACGGAAGCAGAAAAAGCAGAGTTCGAAGAGTTTATAGAAGAGTATGAAGCAACTCTTAGTCTTCTGCAAGAAGATTATACATTGCTTCGATTTAGGGGAGTAGAGGCAGACGATATTGCTGCTCACCTAGTAAAAGAAAAAGAAAAGTATGATTTAGAGTACATTTGGCTAATTTCAAGTGATAGAGACTGGGATCTTCTCATTCAAGATACTGTAAGTAGATTTTCTTATGTTACAAGAAAAGAAGTAACACTAGAAAACTGGAAAGATCACTATGATGTTACGCCAGAGGAGTATATATCACTCAAGTGTCTAACAGGGGATAAAGGAGATAATGTCCCAGGAATACCTGGGATTGGTCCAAAAAGAGCTGTAGGGCTTATAAAGCAGTATGGAGATGCATTAAATATATATGATGCCTGTCCTATTGAGAGTAAGTATAAATACATTGAATCATTAAATGAAAATTATGAGCAGATAATACAAAATTACGAACTTATGGATTTAATCACATACTGTGACGATGCCATAGGAGTAGAAAATGTATCGGTGATAGAGGGGATAATGAATGCAACTTAATTATAATCGGGATAAATACCTATCTGAATTTAGTATTAAAACACTAGAAGACAGATATTTAATCGGGGATGAAAAATCTCCCCAAGACGCGTTTGCCAGAGCAGCTAGGTCTTTTTCTGATAATGATGCGCATGCACAAAGACTTTATGACTATGCAAGTAAACTATGGTTTATGTTTTCTACCCCTGTACTTTCCAATGGAGGAAGTGCAAGAGGCTTGCCTATAAGTTGTTTTTTGAATTATGTAGACGATAGCAGAGAAGGAATTACAGATCACTATACAGAGAATGCTTTCCTCTCCTCCGTTGGAGGAGGTGTAGGGGGCTGCTGGAGCGGGGTTCGGAGTGTAGGCTCGAAAACGAGCAATGGCTCCGAGAGCACAGGTGTAATTCCTTTTATGAAAGTTGTAGATGCAGAGATGCTTGCTTTCTCTCAGGGAGTAACACGTCGTGGAAGCTATGCAGCTTATCTTGATATTTCACATCCTGAGATTGAGGAGTTTTTAGATGTTCGAAAGCCTACTGGTGGTGATATTAACCGTAAGTCTACTAATCTTCATCATGGTGTGGTTATTGGAGATGATTTTATGGAGTGTATCGAGCGAGCCACCCGGACTGCCGGATTTGATGATAGCTGGGATCTTATTGACCCTAATTCTGGTAAAGTGGTAAAAACAGTGTCGGCAAAAACACTTTGGGTAAAACTTATTCAAAATCGCGTCGAAACAGGAGAGCCTTACATTATGTTCGGTGACACTGTGGATGAAGGATTGCCAGAGTTTCAACAAAATTTAGGATTGAAAGTAAATCAATCGAATCTGTGTTCTGAAATTACACTGGCTACAGACAAAGACCGCACAGCGGTATGTTGTCTCTCAAGTGTAAATTTAGAAGAATACGATGAATGGAAGGATAATGACCAATTTATTCCTGATCTTGTGCGTATGCTCGATAATGTGCTTCAGTACTTTATCGACCATGCTCCAGATCAACTTTCTCGTGCAAAATATAGTGCAATGAGAGAAAGAAGTATTGGTCTTGGTGCAATGGGATTTCATGCACACTTACAACGCCACAGTATTCCATTTGAAAGTGCTATGGCAAAGTCGAGAAATATGCAAATGTTTTCTCGTATAAAATCGGAGGCAGAACGTGCAACAAGATCATTGGCTGAAGAACGAGGCGAATGTCCTGATGGAGAGGGTTACGGTATTCGGAACGCTCACCTTCTTGCTATTGCTCCTAACGCCAGTAGCAGTATTATCTGTGGTAATACTTCTCCTTCAATTGAGCCTTATAGGGCTAACGCTTTCACTCAAAAAACTAAAACGGGGAGCAGTTTACTTAAAAACGAATATCTTGAACATATCCTCCAGGATCTCGACCAAGACACCGACGATAACTGGAAAAGTATTGTTACAAACAACGGCTCTGTACAACACTTGGATTTCTTGGATGATTGGACGAAAGACGTTTTTAAAACGGCGGTGGAAATCGACCAAAGATGGGTGATTGAGATGGCGGCAGACAGACAAGAATACATTTGTCAAAGTCAATCACTCAATGTCTTTTTTCCTGCAAATGTATCAAAACAAGAACTTCACGCCACACATATGATGGCCTGGAAAAGAGGAGTCAAAACCTTGTATTACTTACGAAGTGAAGCGTATAAGAGAGCAGAGACAATATCAGATGAAGTCTTACGCGCTAGAATTTTTGAAAGTATAGATGAGGAGGGATGTCTAGCCTGTGAGGGGTAAGATCTGGACAGTTTGGAAATACACAATCGGAAGTTTTAGCGATGAAAAAACAGCCGAACATGATAATATTGTAGCAATACTACGAACTTTGATTGTTCTTGTCAACTTTATGACCTGTTTCTTCATCATGGCGAACGTAGTTCACAATTGGTAAAAAAATGAATTTATTGCAGGAAAGAGAATTTTATAAACCTTTTAGTTATCCGTGGGCATTTGAGCACTATAAAAGTCAGCAGCACATGCACTGGCTTCCTGACGAAGTGCCGCTTGCAGATGATTTAAAAGACTATCGGGAGAAAATGAGTTTAGGACAGAAGAAGTTGCTTTCAAGCCTTTTTCGATTCTTTACTCAAGCGGATGTAGATGTGTGTTGTGGGTATGCAAAACACTATTTACCTACATTCAAACAACCAGAAATAAGAATGATGCTGTCTGCTTTTGCGGCGATGGAAGCAGTACATCAAGAAGCATATTCTTTACTTCTGGAAACACTTGGGTTCGGGGACGATGAATACCAAAAGTTCTTTGAACACAAGGAGATGCTTGATAAGCACGAGTATCTTCATGATTTTGGAATGGATACGCCCATGGATATTGCAAAAACCATGGCTGTCTTCTCCGGATTCACAGAGGGAGTTCAGTTATTTAGTAGTTTTGCTATTCTACTGAACTTTCCTCGCCATAATCTAATGAAAGGTATGGGGCAGATTGTTACATGGTCGATTCGTGATGAAACATTGCACGTTGAAGGTATGTCACAGCTATTTCGTACTTACATTAAAGAAAATCCAGAACTATGGACAGATGATCTAAAATATGAAATCTATTGCGCGGCAGAACGCACAGTAGAGCTTGAAGACGCGTTTATTGATCTTTGCTTTCAGGGAGCGGAAGTTCCGGACCTTACGCCGGATGAAGTGAAAAACTATATTCGTTATATTGCAGATCGAAGACTACTGGGTCTTGGATTAAAGAAAATCTTTTCAAGTGAAGATAACCCTCTTCCTTGGCTAGATTATATGTTGAATGGTGTAGAACACACCAATTTCTTTGAAAACCGTGCCACCGAGTACGCACGTGCAAGTACTACGGGTAATTGGCAAGATATCTTTAAATAAGGAGCCTTAAAATGACGGAAGTCACAGATAAGCCTACTCTACAGCTCAATGATAAAAATTATATCATTGAAGATTTGTCAGATCAGGCTAGGTATATTGTAGCACAGCTACAAGACCTCAAAACTCAGGAAGCGCAAACAAAAGCGCGTCTTGATCAAATCACTGTAGCTGCGGAAGGATTCAAGACTATGCTCGAAAATCAAATCGAGGAAGACGAAAATCCGAAACCAGAAGAACCGCTTGAAGGGGAGGTGATGCAGTAATAAAAAGGGGCTTCGGCCCCTTTTTTATGCCATACTATTTGTTGCATGTATAACTATATCTCCAATATCTGGTAAATGAGAGTAAGCTCCTGATGCAACAGTAAAGTCAAACCAAAACATAGGATGATATTTCCCGCTTCGAAGAGCCCATTGTAAATGTGTATAAGAATTAGCATGAGCTAATCTCACTCCTGAAAGAAACCCCGTAGCTTGATGATTTATTGTTTGGAAACTACTTGAAGCCACAGTACTCATTACATCTGCACTCTGATATGTAGCACTTACTCCCGGGTTACTACTTGCATAGCCAAATAATTTTCTTTGAAAGCCTCCCCCATAATTAGAGACTGTCATTGTTCCTACAATATGTCTCCAGCTATTTAGTCCTCCTATTTTTAAAGTTACATAATAGTTACTTGTCATATTCATATCAAAATGAGTACCAAGAGAATATTTAGCAACTTTGTAATTATTCACAACTGTAGTATTATCTTCAGTGACTACAGTTGCAAGAGGTTCCTGAGCTGCATCAATCTGAATATGATGAGTAACAAAATTAGATTGTTTTGTCATTAT